AAGGGCGCTTTGAGAATGGCCTGGTCACTCTTAATAAGGCGGAATGGAATACTAAGTTCATGGATGAGCTTTTTCAGTTTCCAGACTCGCTTACTCACGATGATATGATTGACGCACTGGCATATATTGACCAATTAGCAAAAGTATCCTACTCCTCTGACTACGAGGAAGATGATTTCGTTGCACTAGACTCTGTTTCTGGATATTAACTATGCTTGATTCAAACGAAGAAACAATATCCCAGATTGAAACCCTTGATGGGTGGATTATGGAGAAGTGTCGTCTATGGCGCGATCACTTTGAGAACAATTACGAAGACCGATTTGATGAGTACAACCGTCTTTGGCGTGGAATCCATGCTGATGAGGATAAAACCCGTGAGTCTGAACGCTCCAAGATCATCTCCCCTGCCCTTCAGCAGGCAGTAGAGTCATCTGTAGCAGAGATTGAAGAGGCAACCTTCGGAAGAGGGCGCTTCTTTGATATGAGAGATGACTTACAAGACCCAGATTCTGCTGATGTTGAGTATTTAAGAGACCAGCTATACCGAGACCTTCAGAGAAACAAGGTCAGAAAGGCTGTAGCAGAGTGCCTGATTAACGCAGCCGTCTATGGTACAGGCATGGCTGAGATAGTGATCGCCCAAGAGAAAGAAATGAAGCCTGCCAAGCAGGATATGATGGGCGGTCAATTGCAGGCCGTTGGGGTTACTATCGCAGACAGAACTGTCTGTAAGTTAAGGCCAATCCTCCCGCAGAACTTCCTTATTGACCCTATTGCCACATCTGTAGATGACGCTATTGGTATTTGCATTGACGAATACTGCTCTCCCCACGAGGTTGAACTACTCCAAGAGTCCGGCGTGTACCGAGACGAGCCTTTCAATGTCACCTATCCAGACCTGGCCCTGGATGTAGATCACGAACTTATAGACCAGCCTGACCACAAGGTTCGTCGGACTAAATACTTTGGTCTGGTTCCTAGATCATTACTTGAAGACTCAGAAGAATACGAAGAACTTGATGAAGAGGAAGATTCTTTCTACGTCGAGGCTATTGTCGTTATCATTAATGGCACTACTATCGTTAAGGCTGAAAAAAACCCTTACATGATGAATGACAGACCCATCATTGCTTTTCCTTGGGATATAGTCCCTGGAAGATTCTGGGGTCGTGGTGTTTGTGAGAAGGGTTATAACTCTCAAAAGGCTTTGGATGCAGAGCTTAGGGCCAGGATAGACGCCCTTGCCCTTACGATTCATCCTATGATTGCGATGGACGCCTCTAGAATGCCAAGAGGGGCCAAGCCTGAAGTCAGACCAGGCAAGATTATTATGACCAACGGTAACCCGGCGGAGATTCTCCAGCCATTTAACTTTGGTCAAGTCTCTCAGATTACATTCGCCCAAGCTGGTGAGCTTCAGAGAATGGTTCAGACAGCTACAGGCGCTATTGATTCAGCCGGTATCTCTGGCTCTATCAATGGAGAAGCCACTGCCGCTGGTATCTCCATGTCCCTGGGTGCAATTATCAAGCGTCACAAGCGAACACTGATTAACTTCCAAGAGTCTTTCTTGATTCCAATGATCGAGAAGATTGCTTGGAGATATATGCAGTTTGAGCCAGAGCTGTACCCAGTGGCAGACTATAAGTTTGATATCACCTCGTCCTTGGGGATTATTGCCAGGGAATATGAGGTGACTCAGCTAGTTCAATTGCTTCAGACTATGCCGCAGACATCTCCGGCTTATATGTCTTTGATTGAAGCAGCCATTGATAGTATGAACCTCTCTAACAGAGAAGAGCTAATTAAGATGCTCAAGGCTGCGGGTCAGATTTCTCCAGAACAGCAGCAGGCACAACAGGCACAACAAGAAGCGGCACTGAAACTTCAGTCAGACTTCCAGCAGTCCCAGACAAATGCGCTTAACGGGCAGGCCAGAGAGTCAGAAGCCAGAGCAATGAAGATGATGGCTGAGACCAAGGCTATTCCTGTAGAGCTTGAGACGGCCCAGATTAAGGCTATTACAAGCAATCTGTCAGTAGGCACGGCAGATGACAAGGAATTTGAACGACGACTCAAGGTGGCTGACAGAGTAATGAACGAGAAGAAGGTAAATCTCGCCATAGCCAAGGAGTTAATGTAGTGGTAACACCACAAGATTTAAGAGAAGTTGTAGCTCAAGTAAACGGGATATTGAAAAACTTAGAAGAGCGCATTTCAAAGTTAGAAAAAGCCCAAGAAGAAAAGCGCGAAATTCTTAAAAGGCATCCTAAGTGATTACAGATCAGGAATATTTTAACGCCATGGATGAGATGTTTGCATCTGATGGCTGGAACTTGTTAATAGGCGAGCTTAAAGAGAATGCTCGCAACATAAATTCTGTTGAGGCAACAAAGGATGTGGATGACCTGTTCTTTCGCAAAGGACAGCTAAACAGCCTATCTTTTATCCTCAATCTTGAATCTACCATGGACCATAGCAGAAAAGAGTCAAGCAATGAGAATCTTTGATTATCAATGTAAAAACGCTCATGTATTTGAGTGCTTCGTCAGAGATGAGTCAGAGCATTATTGCCCTCTCTGTAATGAGATTGGTAGCCGTATGATCTCTGCCCCACGAGTGTATTTAGACCCTACATCCGGTCACTTCCCAGGTGCTACGATGAAGTGGTTAAACTCAAGAGACAAGCAGATCGCAAAAGAACTTAAGGCAAACCAAGATTAGTCCGTTATCACTGTCGCGAAACAGTGAGGCGGGTAGCTAGATTGGTCTTATGAGGCTTAATGATGGCAGAACTAATTGATAGCGTAGAACAAAATGAAGATGATTTCTCCGTACTTGATGAATCTAACGACCAAGAAGTATCGGTAGAGGCAGAGAGACAACCGGAAGTTCCCGACAAGTACCGTAATAAGTCTATTCAAGACCTGGTAAAGATGCACCAAGAAGCTGAATCCCGTCTTGGTCAGCAAGGGTCAGAGGTAGGCGAGTTACGCAAAGTTGTAGACCAATTCATTCTCTCGCGATCAGATGAAAAAAAGACAGAACCCGCAGAGGAAGTTGACTTCTTCTCCGACCCTGATAAAGCCGTAGACAAGCGTATTTCTTCTCATCCTGCTATTAAGCAGGCTCAGGAGTTAAATGCTAGAATACGCAGTGAGCAGGCAAAGAGTATGTTGATGTCAAAGCATCCCGATGCAGCCGACATTGCTGGCGATCCTGCATTTGTAGAGTGGGTTCAGGCAAGCAAGTGGCGAAAAGAGTTGTATTCCCGCGCAGACAGTCAGTTTGATACTGATGCCGCAGACGAGTTGTTCTCCCAATGGAAATCAACTAAGAGTGCATCAGCAAGTTTACTGGACGCAGAGAAGGCATCTCGCAAGGAGACTTTGAAAAAAGCATCAACAGGATCGTCAAAGGGAAGTTCTGAGCCAAAAGGCAAAGTCTTCTACCGTAGGCGGGACATTATTGAACTCATGCAAACCAATCCAGAACGATACCATGCTATGGAGCCTGAAATAAGACAGGCTTACGCAGAGGGTAGAGTTCGTTAAATAGAGGCTACACATCATGGCTAGCGAAACTTCAGGCGCGTTCTTCACGGCGAACGCAGTAGTAGATAAAACAGCAGCAGATAAGTTTATACCGGAGATTTGGTCTGACGAGGTTATTGCTGCGTACCAGAAATCCCTCAAGATGGCTCCCCTTGTCAAGAAGATGAACTTCAGAGGCAAGAAAGGCGATGTTATCCATCTGCCCAAGCCGGTTCGTGGTTCTGCTAATGCTAAGGCAGAAGCAACAGCGGTTACTATTCAAGCAAACCTTGAGTCTGAAACCACTCTGACTATCAACCGTCACTTTGAATATTCTCGTTTGATCGAGGATATTGTTAACGTCCAGGCTCTGTCATCTCTGCGTCAGTTCTACACAGAAGATGCAGGCTACGCGCTGGCTCGTCAAATTGACAACGATCTGTTCCGCGCAGGTACTGCGTTTGGTAACGGCACACTTGACCTGACTGTTGCGCTATCAGGAACTTGTACTGGTGCTGCGTGGGTTAACAGCAACTCCTACTACATTGATTCCTCTACTGGGTTGACTGCATATGCGGTTGATACAGTAGTAACGGGCGATGTGTTCACGGACGCAGGTTTCCGCGCTCTGATTAAGAAAATGGATGACGCAGATGTCCCCATGACTGATCGTTGCTTCGTGATTCCTCCTGCATTGCGTTCTGCAATCATGGGCGTTGACCGCTATGTTTCTAGCGACTTCACTGATGCGCGTTCTGTACAGTCAGGTCTGATTGGTAGTGTGTACGGTATTCAGATTTATGTATCTTCCAATTGCCCGTTGATTGAGGATGCTACATCTAACAGTGCCGGTACTATTGATGTTCGTGGTGCTTTCTTCTTCCACAAGGATGCACTGGTTCTTGGTGAGCAGATGAGCGTTCGTTCACAGACTCAGTACAAGCAAGAGTACCTGTCTACCCTGTACACTGCCGACACTCTGTACGGTGTTCAGGCTCACCGCCCAGAAGCAGGATTCCTTCTTGCTGTTCTTGATGCGTAAGTAATAGACAAGGGGAGGGGAAACCCTCCCTTTGTTTTACCCTCATTAACTTATAGGGCTACCAGATGAGTAATTATACAAAGACCACAAATTTTACAGCTAAAGACAGCTTAGTATCTGGTAATCCATCGAAAGTTGTTAAAGGCGCAGAGATTGATGCCGAGTACACGGCAATTCAAACGGCTGTTAACTCCAAGGCTGACGCTGCCTCTCCTTTGTTTACAGGAACCCCATCCTTAAACGGGGTGGCTATTACATCAACAGCCGCAGAATTAAATATTCTTGATGGTGTTACTGCGACAGCCGCAGAGATTAATGTCCTTGATGGCATTACATCAACAACCGCAGAACTAAATATCCTTGACGGAGTGACAGCCACAGCGGCAGAGATTAATGCCCTAGATGGAATCACTGCCACGGTCACAGAATTGAATTATACTGATGGTGTTACAAGCGCCATCCAAACACAGCTAGACACTAAAGCTCCTTTAAATTCTCCTGTTCTTGTTACTCCTAACCTTGGCACTCCTTCTGCTGGCGTTCTTACTAATGCCACAGGACTCCCTATTGTTGCTGGCACTACTGGGACTCTCTCTACGGCCCGTGGCGGCACAGGAGTCACTACTGCTAGTAACGGTCAGCTTCTGATAGGTAATGGTACAGGCTTCACCGCAGCTACCTTAACGGCAGGCTCTGGCGTAACCCTAACCAATGGGGCAGGTTCTATCCAGGTAGCCTTTAGCGGCCCAGGTACTGGTACAGTAACAAGCATTGATGTATCTGGTGGGACTACAGGCTTAACAACCTCTGGTGGGCCGGTAACATCAACAGGCACAGTAACTTTGGCTGGTACTCTTGCCTATACCAATGGCGGCACTGGGCTGACTACGCTTGGAACGGCTGGTCAGGCTCTGGTGGTAAACTCTGGAGCAACGGCGCTGGAGTTTGGTAGCGCAGGCGTATCAACGGGCAAAGCCATTGCGATGGCGATGATTTTCGGATTCTAAGGAGACACGATCGTGGCTAACCCCAACATAGTCAACGTAACAACCATTCTAGGTAACACCAGCAGTACTTTGATCTCATCAACGGCTGATCCTTTTGCTACGGCTCTGGCAAGCAATGCGGCGTCGAGTGGCAAGGTCTACAAGATCAACTCGATTGTCGCTGCTAACGTCGATGGTTCATCGGCTTGTGATATTACGATCAAGATATTCTCTGCTGCGGCTCTGGGTGGTACTGGCACTGCAATCGCCTCGACCATCTCCGTTCCTGCTGACGCGACCCTTATCGTTACGGACAAGACGACAAGTTTCTATCTCTTGGAAGACAAGTCGATTGGTGCAACAGCTAGTGCAGCGAATGACATCGTAGTTACAGTATCGTGGGAAGAGCTAAACAGTTAATAGGGGTATCCCATGTCTTTACGCTACCCATCAGGCTTTATCTCTGCGGGCTTTAATCCGCTGGAAGTCCCTAATGCGCCTACGATTGGTACGGCAACTGTTGCGAGTGCTACGTCCGTCTCGGTGACCTTTACTGCGCCTTCTAACGTAGGCGGGTCTGCTATTACGGGGTATGTGGCGACTGCGAGAAAGACATCAGACGGCACCACCATCAGCGGCACAGGCTCTTCTTCTCCGGCTACTATTTCAGGTCTGACCACAGGCACTGCCTACACGGTCACAGTGGCGGCTGTTAATTCGTTTGGCCTTGGTCTATCAAGTGCGGCGAGTAACTCGGTAACTCCGTTGGAACAGCAGTTGTGGAGCTGGGGGCGTGGCGATAATGGTCAACTTGGTCATAACAATACAACCTATCTCTCTAGCCCTGTACAAGTCGGGGCCTTAACCACATGGTCTCAGATTGCAGGGGGAGGCTATAATAGCCTTTCCGTTAAAACCGACGGCACTCTGTGGAGTTGGGGTGGCAACAATTTTGGGCAGCTCGGCCTTAACAACACAGCTAGCCGCTCGTCTCCCGTACAGGTCGGTGCTTTGACTACTTGGTATCAAGTAGCGGGCGGAACTAATTTTAGCTTTGCTATTAAAACTGACGGGACGATGTGGTCTTGGGGGTATGGCGGTAGCGGTAGGCTTGGTCTTAATGACACAGCCAGCCGTTCTAGTCCAGTACAAATAGGCGCGTTAACAGCGTGGTATCAAGTAGCAGCCGGAAATTCCCATACCCTTGCTACTAAAACAGACGGAACGCTTTGGAGTTGGGGGAGTAACAACGCCGGTCAGCTTGGCCTCGGCGATGTAGTCTATCGTTCTAGTCCAGTTCAAGTAGGGGCTTTAACAACGTGGTATCAAATTGCAAACGGTAACTCCCATACCCTTGCTATTAAAACTGACGGCACTCTCTGGAGTTGGGGGAATAACGGCTCTGGTCAGCTCGGCCTTAATGACACAGTCAGCCGCTCTAGCCCAGTTCAAATCGGGGCATTAACTACGTGGTATCAAATAGCGGGTGGCCGCTACCACACTATTGCAACTAAAACGGACGGTACGCTTTGGGCATGGGGGTATAACGGCTCCGGTGCGCTAGGTCTTGGAGATGTTGTCTTTCGCTCTAGCCCCGTACAAGTGGGGGCGCTAACAACGTGGGATAAAATAGGGGTTGGCAGATACAATACCCTTGCGATTAAAGCCGACGGAACTCTTTGGAGTTGGGGCAATAACGGCTCTGGCCGACTTGGTCTTAACGACACGGCAAACCGATCAAGCCCCGTACAAGTCGGTTCCTTAACTACTTGGTTGCGATTACCAAAAATGCCAATGAGTAACTCCTCCCTCGCCATCAAAGGATAACCATGAACATCAACCAATCAGGCTTGAGGTGCTAAATGCCGTCGTATAGTGGAGTATGGACGCTACAAGCTCAGATGCAGGCCGTGGCCGCTGGTACGTGGACTGGGGTTCCGCAGTTGTTTGCGTGGGGTACTAACGGCAATGGTCAGCTTGGGCTTAACGACACAGCAAATCGTTCCAGCCCAGTACAAGTAGGGGCTTTAGCTGGCTGGTATCAGATTGCGGGTGGAAATAACTTTAGCCTCGCCATTAAAACTAACGGCACTTTATGGGGCTGGGGACTTAACTCCAACGGACAGCTTGGTCTTGGAAATGATGCCGACCGCTCTAGCCCAGTTCAAGTCGGGGCGTTAACAACTTGGTATCAGATTTCTGGTGGAAGTGGGTTTAGTCTTGCTGTTAAAAATGACGGCACCTTATGGAGCTGGGGTGGTAGTTTTGCCGGTCAACTCGGCCTTGGGGATGTTACCAAACGCTCAAGCCCAGTACAGGTCGGCGCTCTAACTACATGGTCTCAAGTTGCGGCAGGTGGCGCCCATAGTATTGCTATTAAAACCGACGGCACAATGTGGAGTTGGGGGCAAAACAGTTATGGACAACTTGGCTTAAACAACACAACTTACTTTTCCAGCCCTGTTCAAATAGGCTCGTTAACAACGTGGTCTCAAGTAGTAGTAGGAGGGGGCCTTACCCTTGCTGTTAAAAATGACGGCACTTTATGGAGCTGGGGTAATAACGCACAAGGCCAGCTCGGTCTTAACGACATAGTCTACCGTTCATCCCCAGTTCAAATAGGCGCGTTAACAACGTGGTCTCGGATTTCTGGTGGGCAGCGCCATAGCCTTGCCGTTAAGACCGATGGAACTTTATGGAGTTGGGGGGATAACACGAGTGGCAGACTTGGCCTTAACGACACCGCTAACCGATCTAGCCCTGTACAGATAGGCGCACTTACTGCGTGGTCTCAAATAGCGGGCGGAAGTAACCTTAGCCTTGCTATTAAAACCGACAGCACACTATGGGTTTGGGGGGCTAACGGCTCTGGCGAGCTTGGTCTTGACGACGCAGTCAACCGCTCATCTCCAGTGCAAGTAGGCTTGTTAACCACATGGCTAACACTACCAAAAATGCCACTAGCAGCCCATTCCCTCGCCATCAAAGGATAACAATGAACAAACACCTACACTTCCTCTCAGGCGTACCGCGTTCCGGCTCAACGGTCTTGGCGGCTATCCTGAATCAGAACCCGATGACGCACGTCTCTACCACCTCGGCTCTGGGTGCAGCTCTGGACGGTCTGGCTACTGCTTGGCATCGTGACAACCTCCTGGTCAACAACGACCCTAATCGCAGCAAACTGGCGCACACCATGCGCGGAGTGATTGACGCTTTCTACGAGGACGTCCCTAAACCCGTAATCATCGACAAGGCGCGTAACTGGCCGATTCCCGTGATTATGCAGGCAATGGGTCAGGTGCTGGGTCACAAGCCCAAGATCATTGCCACAGTGCGTTCAATTCCTGACTGCATGGCGTCCTTTGTCCGGGTAGCCAAGCCAGAGAACCTCGATGACTTCCTTGTTAACAGCTCACTCACGAATCACCTGAAAGGCTCCTACCAGACCCTACAACAGGGCTACGCCTACGATGCTGAGTCGTTCTTGTTTGTGGAGTACGAAGACCTGCTGGCCGATCCTAAAGCTCAGTTACAGCGCATACACGCTTTCCTTGACCTGCCTGACTTTGACTACGACTACGCCAACATCGACGGCTCTACGGTCAAAGAGGACGACGAGAACCTGCACGGTTACTCGGGTCTGCACGACATTAAACCTGTCCTTGAGAAGCAGCACCAACAAAGCCCCAAGGACGTTCTGAAGCACCATTACCCGCAGTTCTGTCAGCCTGAGTTCTGGTTGGATAGACCGCGTACTGTGCCGGATATTCACGACCTTGATCTGCAACTGGTGGCCTCAAGAATGGGCGACTTTGCCGAGGGCTGGAGACTGTGCCAGAAGCTGGAGAAGGACGAGCCTGACAATCATCGAGCCGCGTACAACCGTGGCTGGTATCTGTTGAGGCAGGGCCAGATACAGAAGGGCTATCAACTGCTGGATCGTGGTCGCATTGTTAACGTCTTTGGTAACGCCAAGCCTAACGTCCCAACCGTTGCGTGGGATGGCAAGAGCAAGGGCATTGTGATGCTGCACCTTGAAGGTGGCCTGGGAGATCAGATACACCAAGTCAGATACGCCAAACTGATTGCTGATCGTGGCTGTAAAGTCATTGTGTCCTGCTCTGGCGCACTGGCGTCCTTGTTTGTGGACGTTGAGGGTGTCTCTGCTGTTATCCAGCACGAAGCGTCTTTCGGTATCTACCATGACTTCTACGTCCAAGGGATGAGTGCTGTTGTGCCTCTGGGCCTTGAACTGAGCGACCTGTCGGGAATCTT